CTAATTATTAGTAAGTTAGAAGAATTTTTTAGAGAGGAAAGTGTAGTGGTTCATAGTAATCGTTTGATTGATGAACTACTGACTTTTGTCTATATAAATAACAGAGCAGAAGCAATGCAAGGATACAATGATGACCTTGTTATGTCTTTTGCTATTGGACTTTGGGTTCGTGATACTGCGTTACGATTAAAAACCGAAGGAGTTGAGTTAACAAAAAAGACATTGACCAGAATGATGGACAATGATGGTTTATACAATTCCAACGATATTAATAAAAATGATAGTTGGGAATGGGAAACAGGACAAAATAAAGAAAAAGAGTCTTTAGAATGGCTCTTATAAAGTGAGGTAAAAAATGGCAGATACAACATTATTTGGTAGACTACGAAGATTATTTTCAACAAATGTAATCGTTCGTAATGTCGGTGGTAAAAAACTAAAGATAGCCGATACAGACCAAGTGCAAAGACAAGTTAAAAGTCATCTTGTCGACAGATATACTAAATTACATAACAACTTAGATTTAGTTGGAACGGGATATTCTACGGTTCATCAAGTTATGGCAGCTAGATTAGCATTGTTTAAAGACTATGAAACAATGGATTCCGACCCAATCATTTCAAGTGCATTAGACATTTACTCAGATGAATCAACAATGAAATCTGAATACGGACAAGTTGTTGAGGTAAAATCTGATAATGATAATATTAAAGACATATTGAATAATTTATTTTATGACATTATGAACATCGAGTTCAATCTATGGCCTTGGGTTCGTAATATGGTTAAGTATGGAGATTTTTATTTATATTTAGATGTTAGTGATAAATTTGGTATTACAAATGTAGTTCCACTTTCACCTTACGAAGTTGTTCGTTCAGAGGGTGAGGACGAAAAAAATCCATATTATACAAAGTTTTATTTAGAATCAATCGAAGGAGCACATCCATACTTTGCTCAAAGAAGTCAAGGTAAGACACGAGTTGAGTTTGAAAACTTCCAAATTGCACACTTTAGATTAGCAAGTGATAGTAATTTCTTACCTTATGGTAAATCTATGATTGAAGCTACTCGTAAGATTTGGAAACAATTAACTTTAATGGAAGACGCTATGTTAATTCACAGAATTATGAGAGCACCTTCTAAACGAGTATTCAAGATTGACATTGGTAATATCCCACCAAGTGAAGTTGACAACTATATGCAGAGAATTATCAACAAAATGAAAAAGACACCTTTCCTTGATGAGAATACAGGCGAATATAATTTAAAATATAATATTCAAAATCTGACGGAAGACTTTTTCTTGCCAGTTCGTGGTGGAGATAGTGGAACTGAAATCAATGAGTTAGGTGGTATTGATTATGATTCAACAGAAGACATTGAATATTTGAAAAACAAATTATTAGCATCACTAAGAATTCCAAAAGCATTCTTAGGGTTTGATGAAAATGTCGGTGGTAAAGCAACACTTGCAGCAGAAGATGTTAGATTTGCCAGAACCATAGAAAGAATACAAAGAATTTTAATATCGGAACTAACAAAGATTGCAATCGTTCATTTATATTCACAAGGATATACTGATGAAGACTTAGTTGATTTTGAATTAAACTTAGCAAGTCCTTCAACAATGTATGAACAAGAAAAGATTGAATTGTTTGGACAGAAAGTTTCTTTAGCTCGTGATATGATACAAGATAAAATTTTACCTTATCAATGGATTTATGATAATATATTTAATTTCTCTAAAGATGAACAAGTAGCAATACAAAAACAAATCATCGAAGACCAAAAAGAGAAATTCAGACATTCACAAATTGAAATGGAAGGTAATGACCCACAAGATAGTGGTGAAGCAGTTGGAACACCAAGTGATATGGCAGATAGTCGTGGTGGTGGATTGTTCGGTGGAGGACAAGGTCAAGACCAAGAACCACAAGAGGACGAGGAGGACTCACCAATGGGTTCAGTCTTTGATTTTGATGAACAAGGTGGTTCGCCAAAAGGTGGTTTCGATGGTGCAGGAAAACCAAAAGAAATGAATCACTATGGAAAAGATAGTGGTGCGAGAGGTAGAGACCCATTAGGAAAACAGACCAAGAATAGAAAACCTATTGCCTTAGCACATTATGATTCACTATTACAATCAATGGGGTCAAAGTCAAAAGCTATACTTAAAGAAACCAAAAAGGTAGATGAAGTTAAACAAGAATATGATGAATATAAGGAGGAAAACGGAGAGGATTAATACCGATTTCTTGAAAGTTTTATATTTATTAGTGATAGAAAAGAAAAATACTTTGGAGCTCAAATGTCTTTATATGTTAAACATAACAAGATAAAGAATACCGCTATTCTTTATGAACTTTTATCTCGTCAAATTACAGTTGACGTGTTAAATGATTCAGAAAATCCAAAATCAGTTAAATTATTTAAAGAATTCTTTAATAAAAATACTGAAATGGGTAAAGAATACGAATTATATTCAATTTTGTTAGAAAAAAAATACAAAAACGATTCACACGCATCTCAATTAGTCGAGGCGGTCGTGAAAAGTCGTAGAAAATTGTCAAATCGTAGATTAAACAACGAAAAATACAATTTAATCAAAACCATAAAAGAAAATTACGATATAAAAGAGTTTTTTAACACTCGTTTACCTAATTTTAAGGTTATGGCATCCATTTACAAGTTATTTGGAACAGAAACAGGCAAAGAAGACTTTGGGCCAGTTCAAAAAACAGATTCAGTCATCACTATAACTGAACATATCATTCAATCTTCAATCACAAGAGATAAAAACTCTATAATGGTAGAAGAATTTAAAGAACAAGAAAAAGATTTAAGGTTATTAAGTTATCAATTGTTAGTTGATAAATTTAATTCAAAATACAAGTCTCTTAATGAAAGTCAAAAGGATTTATTGAAAAGATACATCAATAATGTCTCTAATACTAATTCATTAAAGGAATTCGTAGACAACGAAGTAGTAAAAATCAAAAAAGCTCTGAAGACATTACTTCCTAAAGTCAATGATGATATTACAAAAATCAAACTAACAGAAGCTATCAGTCATACTGATACAGCAGTAAAAGGAAGTGTTGTAAAAGACAAACACGTGGTTGCTTTGATGAGATATTATGAATTGATTAAGGAGTTAAAGAATGTCCAAGAACAAAAAAATTAGAGAATATCTAAGAAAGTTAGTTCTTCGTGAAATAGAACGACAAAAAGAAATTGATGAGGCATCAACAACAGCCACAGCAGGTGTCGCACCAGGCGGACCAGGCCATTACTTCACACCAATGGCATTTAGTGGTGGTAGAAAAAAAGACAAAAAGAAAAAGAAAAAGATTTCAACAGCAGCTGGTATGAAGCCGGTAAATGAAAGTATGGAACTCAAAAAATTAGAAGATGCTATACTGATGTTTCAAAAGAAAATAAAGAAACAAGGTAGAGTTACTAATACGAGAGATGAAGACCACCTTAAAAATCTAATAAAAGTTTACAAACAAATGGGTGGTAGAAAAATCAAAGAATCAATAAACGAAGGTTATGGTGAAATGATGGACGAACTTGAAAAAATATATAGACCATCAGGTGCACCACCAATTGCAAAAGAAGCATTAAAAGATTTAGCAGACGAATATGATATCGGTAGAGTATTATATGCAGCGAGAACAAACGAGAAATCATTTAGGGAAGTTTTGGATATGAAAATAGACCAACTTCAATCTCAATATGTAAATAAAAAACATATCAATACTATCAAACGAGGTAAAAAATTAAGAGAAGGTCGTTATCACGATTGGAGAAATGACGAATCTTTAACACCAAAACAAAAAATCGGTAAGTCAATGAGAG